CTTTAACTTACGGTCCTAAGCAAAAGTTTTTAGCAAAATTAGAGCAGCAAGCAGAATTATCAAAAGCAGTTGCTATAACATTACCTAGGATGTCATTTGAGATGAATAACATGTCATATGATCCTGGTAGAAAATCTAGTATAACAAGAACATTTAAAGCAGTTGATACTACAGACAATACTAAAGCAAAGAAAGTATATCTTCCTGTCCCATATAACATAGGATTTGAATTAAATGTAATGACAAAATTAAATGATGATGCATTACAAATTGTAGAACAAATATTACCATTCTTTCAACCTGCATTTAATATTACAATAGACTTAGTAAATTCTATTGGAGAGAAAAGAGATATACCAATAGTATTAGAAAATATTAATTTTAGTGATGAGTATGAAGCAGACTTTTCAACTAGAAGAGTTTTGATGTATACTTTTAATTTTAATGCTAAGACTTATCTCTTCGGTCCTGTCGCAGACAGCACAGATGGATTAATTAAGAAAGTTCAAGTAGATTACTACTCTAATACTGAGACAGATACTGCTAAGAGAGAAATGAGATATAAAGTACAACCACTTCCTACAGATGCAGGACCTGCAGATGACTTTGGATTTAGTGAGAGCACTGAGATCTTTAGTGATTCTAAGATTTACAGTCCAACTAGAAGGGAGGATATCTAATGTCTAAACCAATTGATGATGCATTAAATACCACATCTGATGATCATGCTTATGTACGAAAGTTCAATAGGCACAAAGATGTTCCTGCAAAAAAAGATCATGGTGCTGAGATAGATAAAGACTATGAATACTCTAGAGCACAGTTATATAACTTAATAGAAAAAGGACAAGAAACTTTAGATGGTATAATGGATGTTGCAAATGAATCTGGATCCCCTAGAGCATTTGAAGTAGCAGGTCAAGTGTTAAAATCAACTGCTGACATTGCAGACAAGTTGATGGATTTACAAAAAAAGGTAAAAGAAATTGACGAGACTAAAAACAACACTACAAATAATGTTACTAATAACGCTATTTTCACTGGCAGCACTGCCGAGTTGCAAAAACTCATCAAGAAAGGATTCCTAGATACTAAATAAGGCTAGAATATAAAGTTCTATGTCAGAAGTAAAAAAGGAAGACAAAGGTATTCTTGGTAAAATCAAGGATAAAGTTCTTCCTGATGAAGACGAACAAGCTGCTATTATTAGTACCTTTGTGCGTCTAGGTGTTTTGGTATGGTCTGGTGGAATACTAACATTGAATTATGTTGCTATACCAGGTGTACCACAACAAAAGATAGATCCAACTTTTATAGCTTCGGTTTTTACAGGAGTTTTAGCTAGTTTCGGCATTCAAACGGCTAGCAAGAAAGGTGATGGAACTATGAAGATGCCACCTGGCGGTGGTAGCGGACCTAATGGTAATATATCTAAAGCAGATATGGAGAGGTTGATTGACAAAGCAACTCAAGCAGCACCCGTACAGACTATTAGATTAGAGCAAGCACCATTGGTCATCAATCCTCAATCTCCAAAGAAAGGTTAATCATGCAAAAAATCGTAAATGGAATCGCTATAGCTAGCGGTATCGTGTCTTTATCAGTTGTCGGACTTGGTGGATACATTTTCATCAGAAAAGATGCTATAATAGATAATGTAAAAAGCAAAATTATGGAGTCTGTTTTACCAGGCGGACTTAGTGGTGGATCACTCGGTGGTCTTGGTGGCGGGGTTCAAGGAGCAATACCTCCTGTAGGTACATTACCAGAAGCACCCAGTTTCTAATGTATGTTTAATTATCATGCGGTTTCTCCACCTGTATCAGGGTGGTTAGAAATCTCTTTGGAACAAGAAATCATTGATTATCTCTGGAAGATTGAAAGAGAGTCAAGATATCCTGGCACATCAGTAAAGAACACACTAGCAGGTAACATTACAGAAAGTAGAAGTCTGAAAGATACAGATGATTACTTTCTGAAAAATGTGTTGCTTGATTGTGTCAGAAATTATAAGGAAGAGTTTCCGTATACTATTAGAAAACCCGATACCATATCTGATGGTAACCTAACACTAAATGGGTTTTGGGTTAATTATCAAAAGCAACATGAGTTTAATCCCATGCATGATCATGGTGGTGCATACTCATTTGTTATATGGATGAAGATACCAACAAAATCACAAGAACAGCATAACTTAGGATTCTTGCGAGGTATGAAAAATGCTTGTGCTTCTAATTTTGAGATGACCTATCTCAATACCACTGGAGAGTTAAAGCATTTTCCTTATTTTATGGATCCTGATAAAGAAGGAAAGATGTTATTCTTTCCTGCAAGTATGAAACATGCTGTACATCCGTTTTACGGTTGTCCCGAAGAAAGAATCTCTATATCTGGTAATCTGTACTATACATAGTTAAGTGGAGTTATCTGATAAAATAAAAGAATCTATTGACCCCATCAAAAAACACATTGAGGGTGATGGTGGGAGTGTAGAATTTATTGAGTTGACAGATGATTTAATAGTAAAACTTAAAGTATCTGGATCTACTAAACCATGTTTTGATTGTCCAGATCCCATGAAGTATTGCACTCCATGTATAATGGATACAAGACATCTACAAAGTGAAATAAAAAGACATCTTACAGAATCTTTTTCGGAATTAAATGGCATTGAATACGATTGACACAGTAACTGTCAAAAAAGAGTTACCAATTTTTACAGTAAGATTACCTGAGTTAAATGTATCTAAGGTAATAGAAGAGTATAAAAATTTATATCCAGAAAATTATAATAAACAATTACCAAATGCTCCCGTAAGATCTTCATGGAGAAGTAATATGTGGGCAATGGATTATCCTAAATTAAAATCATTTGTTGCTATAGTTATTAAATGTTGCGAAACCGTTGGTCGTGATTATTTTCACATGAGAGATGATACAAAATTTGAATGCAACAATTTATGGATGATGTGCTATAATAAAGGTGATTATGCAAAACCACATAATCATTTTCCAAATGATCTATCATGTGTGTATTATGCCAATGTAGATAAAGATTGTTCTCCTATAATTTTTGAGGGAGATGTAGAGATAAAACCAGTTAATAATTTATTAATAATTTTTCCATCTTTACTCACTCATGAAGTTCCGTTAACAAACGGTCAGCGAACCGCCATATCAATGAATCTGAGGGCAAATTAAACAGATACATAATATTAATTAATTACTATTATTAGTTTATGTTATCTACCGCATATCGTCTACGGTTAGTGGACATCTGCAAATCTATTGCAGCAGGACAAGAAGTTGGATTGGAGGACATGATATGGGCAGAGAAATTGGCGAAGGCAAACACATCAGCAAGAGGGATGTTACAGTCAGCAAGACGATTAGCGTCAAGTGATGACGATTCTTTTCTTAAGCACTTGAATATAGGAAACTCTGATTCAAGGGAACATAAAAGGGGTTTCACAGATGCAGGAGATATCGCTGATTGGTTTCGTAATGATAATAGATCAGATGATTGGAGACAAAGAGATTAAGTATAAATACTTACATGAAACAATTTAACACATGGGTCTTGGATACTACGATCTATATCCTAGACTTTCTCTACAGAGGTAGAGATTTCCAGAGATTTTGGGTTTTAGAAGTTATTGCTAGAGCACCATACTTCTCTTTCATATCTGTTCTACATTTTCGTGAGTCATTAGGACTCAGAGGAGAAGAGCATATATACTTGATGAAAGAACATTTCTATCAAGCATTGAATGAAACTGAGCATCTGGAGGAAATGGAGACTAGGGAGGGCAATAAGTACTGGATTGATCGGTTCTTTGCCAAACACCTTGTTCTGGTTTATTATTGGATCATGGTTGGGTATTATCTTCTTGATCCTCTTGACGCTTATGACATCAACATGAAGATTGAAAAGCATGCTTATGAGACATATGTAAAGTATTTGGCATATCATCCAGAGGATAAAAAGATAGCAGAAATAGCAGAGGATGAACTTAAACATGCACATGAATTACATCATGCAATGTCAATGATCTAATGGTTGTTGTACATTCAGTTAACATTATGGTGCTTATCCTAGTGATAGCAGTCACTATTGTCATCGCATATATAATGAAGATGGCATATGATGAGATGAATGGCTGAACAAGATGTATATCTTGGTAACCCGAACCTAAAGAAAGCAAATACACAGACAGAGTTTAGTGTAGAACAGGTTAAAGAGTTTATCAAGTGTAAAACAGATCCAATATATTTTGCTAAAAATTATATCAAGATAGTTTCTCTTGATGAAGGTCTTGTGTCTTTTAAAATGTGGGACTTCCAAGAAGAACTAATTAAAAACTTTCACGAGAATAGATTTAATATATGTAAAATGCCTAGACAGACTGGTAAGTCAACCACATGTGTTGCTTACCTGTTGCATTATATTGTTTTTAATGATAGTGTTAATGTAGGTATTCTGGCAAACAAAGCAGCAACTGCTAGGGAATTGTTAGGTAGATTACAAACTGCCTATGAGAATTTACCCAAGTGGATGCAGCAGGGGATATTGTCATGGAATAAAGGATCAATGGAGTTAGAAAATGGATCTAAAATACTGGCAGCATCTACCTCTGCAAGTGCAGTTAGAGGTATGTCTTTCAACATTATTTTTCTGGATGAGTTTGCCTTTGTTCCTAATCATATTGCTGAGGCATTCTTCAGCTCAGTATATCCTACTATCACTTCTGGTAAAACAACCAAAGTCATAATGGTTTCTACCCCATGTGGTATGAATCATTTTTACAGATATTGGCATGATGCACAGAGAGGTAAGAATGAA